GTTTTCCTATCTCTTATTTGACGCGATTCTTCTAGAATCGCGTCAACTTATAACTTAATTCTAGAACCGCTGCGTCAGGATTGTTAGTGTCTTCCTGTTGGCGGTGAATAATGAAAATTTAAATTTGGGTATTTTACAGTCTATGCCCCCCTCTGGCTACTTACCAGAGATCCGAAAAAATATCGACTGTAAAGTTTTCGGTAACTACGGTACCATTGCGCATATTAAACATAAATTGCCCAACGGTAGTTCGCATGTAAGGGTGTGTGGAAAGAGAGGCCGCTTCCAATATATCGTTATCGAAATCGACCATCTGCAATGTGTATTGTGAGGTTGTACCATCTCCATGATGGAAAGTAAACTGCTGTCCAATCTTAGAACGCACTAAGTCTAAAGCGTCAGGTGCAGGCTTGGGAGTGTCTATACAGACAGCTTGATCGGCAATGTTAACGTCTGCTATCCTAGCAATAGGCGGAGCTCCGATGAGAGTACCAAAAGAATGATCATCGGCAGCTGCCATCATAGGATATACTTTCACATTGGTGGAGAATTCGGGGAAAGTAGCTAACAACATATGCCTGGTGTTGCCAGTGATACCTTTATCTGATGTTAGCACAGAAATAGGACAAGGTCGCTGATAAGGCAGTTCTACTTCGTGCATATTGGTCAGGATATTTCCTGTTGTGTGACAGAAGCCTCCCGCTGCACTAACATCTCGTTCGTCCTTACCGTAGTAATATGCTTTAGTAAGTTCTGAGAAATCTGCAATAGCAGAATCTCGAGGTACATCGTCAAGGCGGGTAAAAATTCGACCACTAAAAGTAGTACTAGTGTCAAACTTATATCGTATGCCACCGGTGTAAAAGCGGTACAACTGCGATATGTACTTAGCTGGTGGCATCGAACAGACTCTCATCTTTTTGAGCTGACACTTAGTAGGGTCTTCCTCTGTGAAATAAGCGAACTTCTTACCACCATTGAGAGCAGTATGGAAGTTGGCGGGATCTACTATAAGATGTTCTTCGCTACTTTCAGTCAGTGGCATTCCATCTAGACCAAAACGCCTCGTTAGAGCACGGAGAGAGACAGTAGCCTCACCAAAAATTTGCTTAGCTGTACCGAGGAAATCGTGGGATGCGTTAGCGGAAGAAATGGAAGAAGCCACAGCTGGCGAATTTGAATCCATCAACGTATGATGCTCTCCTTCCATATAACCTGTATGTGCTGTCTGTGATGGGATATTTACTACTCCAACTTTATCAGCAACTGAAGGTACACAGTTGAGTGGAACGTAAGTAGAGAAATCAGGGTGGAAGAACTGCATGTCCGGTCCTCCCGCCATCCACACGTTCATATCAACCAGGCCTGAAACAGTTTCAGGAGCTTTAAGCTGAGTCTCGACTGTGACGAGCAGTTTACCATTACATGCTTTATTCCAATCAGACTGATGCATATCAGTAACTTTGAGAGCGGGTCTGTTAGAAAGGTACGGTACGGTAAAAGTAAATTCGTTGGAATCCCGCAAATCGTAAATTCGAGTGTGGTTAGCAGGGTAGGCCAGAGCATTAGCTTGCTCAGTAGCCGTCAAACTAGTTCCATCACCAGGTACCCATGTAACTCGAATTCTTCCAGAATGATATGCAGTTTTAGCAAAAGAAAACCGATATGTGATCGATCCCTTCCAGTACTTAAACATAGATGCTACGTACCCCATATTAGTGACATTGGGCATTTTTGCTGTGTCCAGGGCAGAGTCATCACCAATAGGGTGCTTTGAATCACTATTATGATCTGTGGCCCACATGGGATGTACGGGAATTTGCATTAAAACAGTGTTCTCAGGGAAAATTTTGTTCCAAGAAAATCGATTCACGTACTGTAGCTTAGAAATGATATTTGAAATGTGCATCTCATCTCGAG